TAAAAAAATTCTACGCTTAAGCGTAGAATTTTTTTATTATTTATTTAAGTTTCAAATCATCTGGAAGATTAACTCTTACTGGTTGATTTGAATTCATTAGGTTGGAGAACACGTCATCTGGGTTGTTCTTTTTATCGATCTCCTCATTGACTATGTTTAAGAGTATGGAATATTCCATGTATTCCATCTCATATAGGGTATCAAACGATTGGTTAAGCTTCACTGCCAAGTCTTTATTAAGCTTAAATAAGTTCATCAAGTCCAGCTGAAATAATGAAAATATCTTTGACAGTGAAGCTTCCTTCCAAAAAAATGTGGCTCTCCGTCGTGTCTTTACACTTATCGCATACGCTGATTACTTTGTTTAGACTTGCTTTTTTTAACTGTTGAGTGAATTTATGAATAAAGACGAACTTGTTTTCTGGCCAACTTGCAGAATTGAATTTTAATTCTGTCAAGACTGAACTGCTTAATTGTCGCCAATCCCGAATCAAGTATGGACCAGATTCATAGAATGCTTCATCTATTTCAACTCCTTTATTTATGTCCTCTTGTCTCTTAAGCCTAAACTTGTTTTCAACACCGATTGTTGGCAAGTAAATATAGAAAGTCTCATTTAATTTTTCAGAAACTATTTTAAAGCAACGGTCCTCCTCAGAATACCATTTCATTAGCTCATCAGGACACTCAAAGCCCTTTAGGTTTTGGCTACCTACCTGTATCTTGTTTATGTGACCACACCTTTCGTTTGAGCACTTTATGTTTGCCCAAAGCTTGTTTTCCTGATTTGGAAAAGTCAGCTCATATACTCTAAATAGGATATGATATCTGTCTACTTCCAAAAAATCATTGAAGTTTAGTGGTCTTCCTCCAGGAATCTTGATTCTAGTACAGGCGTTTAACACAAAATTAATCTTTTCCCTAACGTCCAATGGATCATTCTCATCAATCGTAGACCAGTGACGAATCTCTTTGGTCTTTGCCGATCTTAATAGTAGCTCTGTTCCTTCTGGATAGAATAGTCCCAATGATGGAAGCGATCGTAGATCTAATAGTTTCCAAGAGGATTCGCCTGCTGCCGAAAGCTCTGGCGTTTCAGAATATCCTCGTATTTGACCCAACGCCTTTGGAGTGGGTTCTTCTCTAGTTTCCTCAACCGTGATCGTATTTACTCCATGTATTCGATCCTGTTCTTCTAGGAAACGCGCAGCTTCTTCTTCATCGATTCCGTTTAATTGCATAAAAAATGGTTTTTTATCTTATATACAAAAGATGATGCTTGGTTCTAGCAAGAAATACTTTGCTTAAGAATTAATGAATTCAAAAAAACGTAAAGCTCTATTAGATCTGCTTTCATATATTCTCTCAATTGTATCTACGTAGATCTCAGTAGATTCAAGAGTAGATGGATTTTTTATCCATGCTCTAATAGAGTTTGCCACATAGTTTGGAACAATTTTATCCAATTTTCCGACCATTACTTTTCCGTTTTCTGAATTGATTTGAGAATTAATCACAATACCTCTAACCCTATCTCCGGGTTTAAAGTAGAATCTTAGTTTACTTATTTGTTGATCGAATGGAGATACACCAGGATCACCCTTGATCGACATATCAGTCAGCGGATTCTGCTTTATCGATACTCCTGGAGTGAATTGACTTCGGCCTGTAGTAAAGTTAAAGTCTCCCTTGGTTCCATAGAAGGGTAGACCTCTTCCAAAGTCCTTCGAAGGCATGGCTGCCCCATCATAAAACTCATCGATTCTCTCCATTAGAATACGGTAGGTAAAGTTTTTCTCTTATATCCAAGAACTGTGTAATTTCCTTCTTCGTCTATCTCAACTTCACTTGAGTCACAAAAAATAAATTTCTTTAGGTATAAATCTATGATTGGTCTCCAAGTTTGAAGATAAGTTATCGGATATAGCGGAGCATTAGTATCATCATTATCTAGTCCCCAAATCTTTACGTGAGTCGCAGTAGAAATAGAAGTAAGATCGGCAAACTCAATTCTAAAGATTGGACCCTTTGCGTTTCCGTACTGTGCAAGTTCTCCTATTTGATAATAACCTAGTCCAGTCGTCTCAATGGCTGATCTTCTTCTGTCTGTTCTAATAAAAGTAGGCTCATAATTGATCCCAGCATTAATGTTAATTATTTCAGTTGCGTAACTAGTCATTTATTTAAAGTTTTTTATAGAGCCGTACCAAATAAAATCAATGCAGAAACTCTAATTTGATAATTATTATTTTGGTTACTTAGTACTATTTTATTTATTATTTGAGCAGGGTCGTTTGATTTAGGATTAGTAAAAATGGAAAAGAAATTGTACATTGGATAAAATGTCATGTCTCCATTGTACCTCGTAATTTCTAACGACACATTCTTATCTGAAATCAAGATCTCCTCTGAATTTAGATCGTTTGTTGGATAAGTTACTTTTACTAAAATTCCTCTAACATATGACTTACCGCTTTCTAATTCTGCTAGTGGAATAGGCAAGTCATTGTCAAATAGAGTTATCTCGTCAGATCCGCTCCCATTTTCTTTAACAGTTATGCCGATACACGAATAACCGTCAGTAGGAAACGCAAAATCCTTTAGGCAAAAATCTTCAGATATCTCCTTTCCATCAACGATACCAAAACATTTATTATCAAATAATTGAAGTATTGGCTGATTTTCATAACCCCCACAGCAGTCGCATATCTCATTCAAATTAGGTACCATTTGCCCCCTGTTTTTTATTATTTATTTTTTAAAAACGAGGTAAATTGTTGTCGTAGGTATTTGGTTTCTTTTTGGTTAAAAATACTCCTGGTTTTACATCAGTCGGTTTATCAGTCCTTGGACTTTTTTCTGACTTTGGTACGAACTTAACGGTGTCCTCAATCGATGGAAGCTCTTCTTCTATCTCTTCTTTAAGATATGGTGTAAAGGCCAGAGCAGACGGTTCTTCTTCTATCTCTTCAGGAGTAGGATCTTGTAGCTTGCCCTCTTCCTTAAGCTCAGCAACCCTCTTCCAAACACGATCAGCCTCATCCTGTAAATCCGATTTTTCATATTCTTCTATGATCTCCTTAGAATCTTCTAAATTATCTTCTTCTTGATATACAACTGGCTCAAGGTCTCGATCTCCATATTTAATAAAGAAGTGTAAACACGTCAATGAAATTAAAGGAAGTAAACCTCCCTCCAATATTGCAAGCAGTCTACGTTGAGCCACTAGATCTGAAGTATCACTAAACGAATCAAATAGAGGAAGAGTAAGTTCAGCCCAATCTTTAAATTCTTTGGAAGCAACGTCGATCTCAGTATAACTATAATAGATGTTACCTATGAATTGGATCAGAGTAACTATGATAAAAACAAACCATACTGAAAATCCTTTTACTCTTACTGATGATGCGGCAATCGATGAAAGAGCAGCAACCTCAACTGCAATCGACAAATATATCGCCCAGTTTATTGGATTTCCCAAATCGTACCATCCAACAACGTGAGAGATTGAGATTATTGCGACCGATAGAATCGGTATCAGAAAGGCTGATCTAATTATCGATTCTTTATTTCGATTTATCCAACTAATCATTTTATTTGATTATTTTTCTAAAGAGGTGATCTCTTTATCGATTTCAGCCTGACGATTAACGTCAAGTATCTTACGATCAGTAGATTGGATCATTCTTTTTTCTACCTTAAGTCCCTCGATCTTAAGATCCTTATTCGTTACTGTGATCTTTTCTAGTGAGTCTACCTTTTGAGATAATACGTCTATCTTTTTATTTAACGGCTTTGTTGGATTTCCGCAAGTGTTGAATAAGATAGTGAGTAGCAAAATCAAAAATACTTTTGAGTGATGCTTTTCCATAAATATTTCTAATTTCTTCATGTGATTTTATTTTTTTATTTATTAGGATATTAATAGTGCTGAGCCTATTAATGCTAGCACTAGGGTTGAAAAGTAAGAAATCGAATAGATTAAATCTGACTTTTTATATTTTTTAAAGTTAAAACTGATTTGTAATATGTAGCCATAAAAAGAATCAGTCTGTACC